CAACCCCAGGCGAATACATGGCAGCAATGCACATCGGCGGAGACACATTCCGCAACGTTGCAGCCGCAACTCAAGACTTCATCAAGTCAAAGCAATCCGCACTTGAAGCCGCCGCAGGTGATGTACTCACTACGGACACTCCGGGTCTTTTGCCAGTACCAGTCCTTGGGCCAGTCTTTCAAGACCTCAACTTTATCCGTCCAGTTGTTCAGGCAGTTGGCGCACGTGCAATGCCAAACGGCGGAGCATCAAAGACATTTATTCGTCCAACTATTACCACGCACACAAGCGTCGCTGCACAAGCAAACGAACTCACCGCAGCATCCGCAACAACAATGGTTATTGCTTCCAACTCGGTAAGCAAGACAACATTGGCAGGACAAGTCACGCTCTCAATTCAGGACGTCGACTTCACAGACCCAGCCAGTTTGCAGATAATCCTCAATGACTTACTCGGCGAATATCTCTTGGCCAGCGACAACGTGGCTGCAGACGCAATCACCGCTGGCGCAACAGCATCGGGAGCAACATGGACAGTTAACACCACCGATCCAAGTTCGTTGTTTAACGCGCTTTACACTTCGGCATACAACATTCTTGTTGCAACCAACTTCTTGCCAGACCATCTTTTCGTAGACCCGAACGTATGGCTGTACCTCGGAAAGCAGTTGGACGCGGACAAGCGACCTGTATTCCCGTACACAGCCGCCGCCGGACTAACCGGAATGAACGCTGCGGGAACTGCAAACATCACACAGATGAGCACGTTCAACCCGTTCGGTTTGACTCTTGTTGCAGACCGTAACTTTGCGGCTTCAACAATGGTTGTCGCACGCGCACAAGCCATCGAGTTCTATGAGCAAATCCGTGGCCTAATGAGCGTGGAGTTGCCGTCTACTTTGGGTCGCAACTTCTCGTACGCGGGCTATGTTTCAACCTTTATTGCAGACAGCACCCAAGTTCAGTCGATCTTGATCGCCTAGTCGAGAGCGGAGCATCCGCTCATGGCTACATACAGCGTCACAAATAAATACCTCATAGACGACTACGCCGTCCTTCAACTTCTCACCCCGACGGAGTTGGAGGTCGGCCAGTCAATAACGGTCGCAGGAGTAGACGCCACATTTAACGGAACCTACACCGTCCGCGCTCTTCCGCAATATCTGTTTGAGGGCGTAGACACCGAAGGCGATCTTCTCTACGACGCCAACATCCCAATTGCTAATCAAGTTCTCTACGCAAGAACGGCCGCCGATGTTGAGCGAACCGCTGCGTCTGGAACTCTTACATCAACTCCGACTTGCACGTGGATCACGGCCACGGACATCGAGGACTGGTTAGGAATCGGAACCGCTACCTCAGCCGATGCCGCATTCCTCACCATTTGCGCGGCCAGCACCAATCAATTCTGTTGGCGCCGACGCATGGAAGCCGGCTATGTCGACTCCCTCACGACCGTCCCTTCGCAGGATGTCAAACTTGGAACGATCATGTACGGCGGCGCGTTGTACCGTCAGCGCGGATCCATGGATTCCTTCGCATCATTCCAGTCGATGGGAACCGCTCCCGTAATGGGACTTAACGGAATGATCCGTCAATTGCTAGGCATCGACCGTCCGCAGGTGGCCTAGTGCCAGTCCCGACCTACACCGACTTATTCAATGAGGGCTACGACGACCTAGTCGCCAAACTCCAAACCGTCGTTGGACTCCAAGTTGTCAACGATCCGCGCAACATCGTTCCGCCATGCGTCTTCGTCAACATTGATTCCATTGACGGCTACAACTACAACATCGCCAAACTCACCTTCACACTTCAGATCGTGACGCTGGGCCCTGGCAACCTAGACGCCCAGAAGTCCCTTCTCAATATGCTGGCTCAGGTATACGCGCTCAACATTGGCGTTATCTCAGGCCGCCCTACAAACGTCGACATTGGCGGATCCGTCTTGCCGGCATACGAACTTACTGTCGCAACCGAAGTCCAAACGGCGTAATCCACACCTAGCGCCCGAATCTATGTCAAACTAAAACCACAACTCAAGGAGCAATCATGGCAACCTCAACTATCCTCTCCAATCCAACCGTCACATTGGGATCCACCGCATTGACTGGGTGGTGTACAAGCGCCACTTTGACTCGTACTGTCACCGCGCTAAATGACACCGTTTTTGGCGATACAGCAAACACTTTTACGGCTGGCCTCGAAGACAACGAATGCACATTGACTCTTTTTCTTTCATACGCAACCAGCGCCACTTACGCGACACTTGCACCATTAGTCGGCACCAAGACAACGGTCATCGTCAAGCCAACTTCGGCAGTCGACTCGGCGACAAACCCTGGCTTCACGTTGACAAATTGCTACCTAGAGTCGTTGCCAGTTATCTCGGCTTCGCTCGGCGAATTGCAGTCGATTGATATAACGCTGATGGGCGGCGTGTACTCAGCCGATACAACCAACCCATAATCACGGCCGTCCTCGGCCCGACACAAGGAGAACCATGAAGATCAAACTCAGCCTTACGCGCGGAGAAGTCAAAGAACAATTATCGACGAACCTCTTCGTTATTGCCGAATGGGAACGCCTAGAAAATCGCCGAGTGTCAGACGGTCGCGGAATCGGTGCATCCGATCTTGCGTGCTGGGTACACACGTTGCTCGTCATCAAGGGCGAGAAACTTCCAGCAACTTGGCGCGAATGGTTGAAGGACAACCCAGACGTCGAGATCGCAGCGGAGGACGCTACCGATCCAAACCCTACGGACGCGGCTACCGCCGGCAATTAGCCGAACTGGTAGTCGCGACGGGATGGGCTCCGACGTTCTATGCGGATTCATTTGACGCGCGCGACCTTCAAACAATCATTAGAGTCCTTAATGACCAAAGCAAAAAAGGACGCAAATGAGAGACTCAGCCGGCGGCATTGAAGCACGGATAGAAGTGTTCGGCCTTGGTCAAGCGCTCAAGGATCTAAACAAGATCGACAAAGTCCTTCGCCGTGACATCACCAAGGACTACAAGCGCGTTACCGCTGGACTCGTCTCGGACATCCAATCGGCAATCCCACTCAACTATCCGCTTTCGGGATGGCAGCGCCAATGGAATCTCCGTGGCCAATACCAAGTCTTCCCGTGGCCGACCGATCATTCCGTAAAGGCATACATCAACACCAAAGCGCCCAAAGAAGTCTTCGGTGGCAAAGTCAACCTTTCAACCTTTGCCGTTAAATGGCTCGGAGCCGCAGCCGCGTTTTTCGACTTTTCAAAAAGTAATCAAATGGGCGCCGCACTAACAGCCAAGTACGGCGACCCGTCGCGAGTAGTGTGGAAACAGTACGAAGCAAACAAGAGCGATCTTGAGACGGAAATGGCGCGGATCGTAGACCGCGTCGGCGAAGCCTTGAGTCGCGATCTAAGCGCAAGGTAAACCCATGGCCGTCATCCTCCCAATCATCAGCGAATACGATCCCAAGGGCGCCAAAAAAGCGATCGCCCAATTTAAGCAATTAGAAACCTTTGGCGAAAAAGCCAACTTTGCAATCAAAAAGGCAGCACTCCCAGCCGCAGCCGCCGTTGCCGGCTTAGGCGTAGCCCTCGTAGGAGCAACTCAAGCCGCCATGGAGGACGCAGCCGAGCAAGCAAACCTTGCGCTCGTCATGCAGAACGTCACGGGGGCAACCGACGCACAAGTCGCTTCACAAGAAAAGGTCATTGCCGCAATGTCGAGGGCGTCCGGCACGGCAGACTCCGAACTCCGTCCAGCCTTCCAAGCGCTTCTTGTAGGAACTAAGGACATCACTACAGCCAACACCGCTCTAGCGCTCGCACAGGACATCGCACAGGGCTCTGGAAAGGATCTAGCGACCGTATCCGATGCTCTCGCCAAGGCTTACGGCGGCAACTTCAAAGCCCTCGGCCAACTCTCCCCAGAGATCAAAGCAATGATCAAAGATGGCGCAAGTCTTGACGACGTGATGAATGTCCTTGGCGGAACCTTCGGAGGAGCCACGGCCGCAGCCGCCGAAACCGCCGCAGGCCGCATGAAGATCCTCAAAAACTCGCTAGACGAAACAAAAGAATCAGTCGGCGCCGCCTTACTTCCAGCCTTCGAAGCCGTCCTTCCAGTAATTCAAAAGTTTGCAGACTGGGCGCAAGCAAACCCGGGAGTCTTCTTAGCCATTGCCGGCACGATCGGCGCTATTGCCGTCTCAATCATGGCCGTCAATTTTGCAATGGCGCTCAACCCGTTCTCCGCTATTGCAGCCGGCATCGCCGTTATGGTTGTCGCGCTTGTGGCCGCATACAAGAAATTTGAATGGTTTCGCGACGGCATTAACGGAGTCATTAACTTTATCATTGGCGCATTTGAGAACATGGCAAACATGTGGATCAAAGCAATCAATGTGCTTATTAAGGCATATAACGCGATTCCGTTTGTCGACAACGTAGGAACATTAAATGAGATATCCCTCGGCCGTATTGGCCAGGCGCAAGAAGCGGCTACCGGTGGCATCGGTGGTATCCGCATGATGGCCACGGGCGGCATTGTGACCGCTCCGACTCTTGCCATTGTGGGCGAGAAGGGGCCAGAAGCCGTCATCCCATTAGATCGCATGAAGAATCAAGGCGGACAAAACATCACCGTCAACATCACGGGCGGCATCTCAACATCGGCAGACATCGGCCGTGCCGTCGTTAACGCCATCAAAGCAATGAACCGCGTAGACGGCCCAGCACAAATCCAAGTCGCATAATGGCCGCCACGATCGTTCAATCGGGATCCTACGATCTCCTTATCGACACAGGATTCATAGTCGACGGATTCACACTTGACGACACAACAAAAGGCGTCCTAAATAACACCGAATACGTGCTCAACGGAACGACACAATACGCATCCGTCATCGACGGCTCAACAAACATAAACGTCTTCCGTGGACGACGCGACATAGGCGACCAATTCACCGCCGGCTCAATGACCTTCAACTTGCTTGACGGATACGCGGGTGGGGTATTCAATCCGTTCAATCAGAACTCGCCATTTTTCGACAGTTCTAACGGTCAACCTGGACTAGCCCCAATGCGAAACGTCATCCTCACACGAGAAGGCGAAGAACTCTTCAACGGATTTATCATCGACTACACCTACGACTTCAACCTTGGAGGACTAGACGAAGTCAACGTCGCATGCTCAGATCGTTTTTACACACTCAGCCAGACCTACATGAACGAATACAACGTCACCGAACAACTAGCAAACGTGCGAATTGCCGCCGTCCTAGACCTTCCAGAAGTTAACGCATTCCAACTACCGGGCGAACGCAACCTAGAAACTTCTGGCATCACACTTGGCGGAGCGGCCGCCTACACCGTCCCCAACGGAACATCCGTCGCCGCATACATGGCCAAAATTAACGAATCCGTGCAGGGCCGAATTTTTGTGGCACGTGACGGGACGTTTACCTTTCAGGATCGGATCGGAACAACCATCTCTGCACCCGTTGCCGACTTCCACGATGACGGAAGCGCAATCCCCTACGACCAAGTAGGCATCTCATTTGAAGCAAACCAAGTTGTTAACCGTGCATCCGTCACCCATGCCGGCGCCAGCACCCCAGAGATCGCCGAAGATCTAACTTCCCAAGCGACTTACTTCATCCAAACAAACTCAATCTCTGACGCCCTAGTCCATAACGACACGGCCGCCTTAGACCTTGCCAACTACCTTCTCGTAGGCGAACCCGAGCCAAGATACACAAACGTCTCTACCGCGTTCCTAATGCTTACCGACGCCCAACGCGACACCGTGGCCGTCCTTGAGATCGGCGACACCATCAGCATTGAGAAATCGTTTAATACTGGCAACACCACAACACAATTAGCGCAAGAATTAGCCATCGAGGGCATTCAACATCAGATCACCCTTAGCGACGGCCACAGAATGACGCTATTTACAAGCCCAACTACGCTCGTCTACGAACTGATTCTTGACGATCTCATATATGGCACACTCAGCACCGAGAATGTCTTAGGATAGGAATTACTTATGGCAACACCGACCGCACTTCCAGCAACCTTCGTCGCCGGCGATGTCCTGACGGCCTCTCAAATGAACGGCCTTCGCGGAGCGTTTAGAGTTCTACAAACTGTCAGCACCGCCAAAACAGACACATTCTCACTAACGACAAGCGTTACGACGCCGACCGACGTAACTGGATTATCAGTAACGATCACGCCATCAGCGACATCAAGCAAAATCTTGATCATTGCAAACTGCGCTATCGGTGTGAGTAGTGGCTCTTTCGGCTTTGCTCGACTTGCCGGCGGAAGTTCTGCAAGTTACCTTGGCGCCGCCGCCGGCTCAAGAATCCAAGCCACGCAAGGCGTCCTAACAGCGAGCGCTTCCACAATGGGAACGCACATGGTGTATTTAGATAGCCCTAATACAACATCGGCAACGACCTACAAAGTGCAAATCTATTGCACAGGCGGCGCAAACATCCACGTCAATCGTTCGCACGATGACACAGACAGCAATGCTTTCGTCCGTGCAGCGTCGAGCATTACCGTCATGGAGATATCGGCATGATTAACTATGTCAACATTCTGATCGCAAACTATCCCGGCACAAACTGGACATTTAACGGCGACACCTACGACGGCCTTACATGGCTGGACGAAACCCCACAGCCAACACAGGCCGAACTAGAAGCCCAATGGCCGCAAGTTGCGTACAACAGCCAAGTCACACTTGTTGCGAATACTCGCCACACCGAATACATACGAACAAGCGATCCGATCTTCTTTGAATGGCAACGCGGCACAAATACCAAAGAAGCATGGGAAGCCGCAGTACAAGCAATCAAAGATGCAAACCCATATCCACCGCCGCTGGGCTAAATATGCGGCTCTGCTGTTTATGGTTGCAGTTGTAGCGGCGGTGCTTAATGGATGCAGCACAACACGACACAACATTGAGCCAAACAGATGCTCAACAAAAATGGCCTGCGATGTCGCCAGAGGATAAACACGCACGACTAATCCTGATTGTCGGCATCACCATGTCGGTCTGTTTTGCTGCAATCGTGCTGGGCTTCGTAATCGGATTGCTCTTTATCAGCCAGCCACTTGAGCAAGCCCCTAACGACGCAGCCTTCATAGACCTACTCTCGACCGTTGTCGTGTTCCTAACTGGATCACTCGGCGGCCTATTAGCATCTAACGGAATAAAAAAAGCCAAACAGACAGGGGCAACAAATGAAAGCCAGTGATAAAGCAATGATCTCGACCTACATCAACAGCGCCATT